CTAACACTATAATCTGTAGTTAAAGTTTTTACAGTTTCTGTTCCGTTAGCGGCTCTGATAATAACTTGTATATCTGCTTCAGCACTAATCTTAAACGTGTATGGAAATACCGTTTGTGTACCGTTACCAGAATAACTTACTTTAATAATAGTTGTAGATATTGTCATATTAATTACCTATAATATCACCTTCTTCAGTAATTTTAAAGTTAAATTCTAAATCTGGTGCAGATCCCATTATCTTTTTCATAGCTTTTAAAGCCATGGCTCTATCTTTCGTATCACCAGTTAGGAATATTTGCAACAATTCTGATATTTCTGCCGCATTAGATATGTTTTCAATAAAGTAAGTATTATTAGCTAATTGAGGCGTTAATACTAATGCTTGTTTTTCATTAGCTGTTAATTCATCTATTTTGCCTGTAGCTATTTTATCTATAGCTGTTCTCAAATCATATTGTTTTAAATTTAATAATCTGTTTTCAACATTCTTAATATTGTAATATTCATCAACTACAGGGTTTTCACCTACTTTTAAAAATCTTTCTATTAATGGATCTACTAAAGGAAAACCTGTTATATTAGTATATTCTTTAGCAATATCTTTTTTAAACTTACTTTTAAATTTGTGTACAAAACTTGGCCCATTTGTATTCCAAACGTGTTTTAAAGTTTCTTGTAATTTAACAGCATCTCTTTCTAACCAATCCATTTTTTGAATTAATGGATCAAAAATAGGATTACCAAATCTATCTCTAACTTCTTGACCTAAAACCATTTGACTTACTTCCGACATTAAAACTAAAAACGGTGATATTTGTGGTAAACCAGATTTTGTTGTTTCCCAAAATTTAGCTTGTTTTTCTGAAGAAGATAAATCTTTATTAATACCAAATATCATATCAAATGATGTACCAAATATACTTGTAATTAATTGTGACGTAAAATCCATTGGAAATCTAATGTAAACTGGTCTGTTATCTTCTGTCTTACCAATAAGAACTACATTAAAATTATCTCTATCGTGATCTGGTATAGCATTATACAATACTGCTAATGAACTACCTAAAAATCCATATTGTATCATCTTTTCAAAAACTTTAGGCGCTACTGAATATAAGAAAAATCTACTAGCTACTCCAGATTTATCTCTTTTAAATGCTTCTATATCACCTCTATAACCTTCTTTATTTGCATTATAGAATAACATTAATTGATTTAATACTGGGTTCATTTTACCTTGACGTAAAAAGTTTGGTGAACCTATTTGAGATTGAATAATTTGCATCAATTCTTTTTCACTTATTTTTAATTCACCTTTTTTAACTTGATCTTTTATTACTTTATAACCTGCTATTTTATGTGATCGTTCTAATATTCTAGCAACATTACCACTATGTCTTAAATATTCACCCATAGTACCATCCCATAATTCACCAAATTTTCCTTTTTGTTCGTACTTTTCAAACACAAGTTTTTTTAAAGCAAAACTGTCTTCATCTAAAGTTAATCTAGATCTACCCATACCTGCTTCAGATCTGTAACCTTCTTCAGCCGCAATTAAAAATCCATTCTTTTCCATATGTCTAGTAATTGCAGTACCATCACCGTAAATAGATTTCCAAGCATCTGGTAAAGATGCAAAAACTTCTTTTACATATTTAATTCTATTACCTAAACTTTTACTTACTTTACCGTTTGGTAATAATAAAAATGATCTACGCATATCTCTAAATCCCCAATTCCATATCCAGAATAAAGGATTGTGTTCTGTTAAAACTGCTCTAGAAACAGAATTGATTGCCGCTAACCATCTTACTGTCCATCTTAATTGTAATGGATTTGTTCCCATAGCTTCTGCTGTTCCTCTATGAATATCAAAAGTTTCCATTTTACCATTACGCATAAATTGAATTCTTTTTAATCCAGTAGGTACATTTGGATCTAATACACCTTTACCAATATATTTTGGTTTAGATATAACTTTTTGACCACCACTTGCTTCTTCTAATGCTGTTTTATGTGTCTTTAAAAATTCTACAATATGATAATAAGTATTATGTTTTTTTACTTCAGCCATAATTTGCATATCTGCGGCTACAGTAAAATCAAAAGGATTTGCAAATTCACTAAATGTTCCTTTTGTTTTTTTTAAAGATCCTTTACCTAATACATATTTTCCCATCTTTTCTATTTTTTCAATTAAAACTTCTATTGGTTGATATTTAATGTAAGCAGTATTATCTTTCATTTGTTGAACTATATCTGGACTAATTACACCTTCATTAGCTACAGCTTGTACTACTTCTGTTTGTCTTAATTCAGCAAATTCATTTGCAATTCTAACTAATTCTGGGTGATCCATTGCCCATCTTTCATACATACCAACAATGTCACCTTCTTCTTTTTTAAATTGTTGTTCTAATTCTTTAGGCATTTTGTAAAACTTCCAAGTAATTTTACCTTCCCTTTGTTGACTTTCTGCCAAGTTTTTTAACAACAATGTATAACCAAATTGATTTTTGTTATAACCAAGATTATGTATTTGTTTAATAATACGTTCTTCAATCATTCTTTTATATAAAGAACCTTCAGCCCATCTATATCTGTAATTTTCAATATAATATCTAACGTCTTTTGCTAATGGACTATTACCTCTTTGACTGTCTAATTTTAAATGTTGTAACATCCACCAGAAATTATCAAGAACTTCTGTACCTATATCATCTAATGCTTCTCTTTTAGTTTTTTCTGCATCTTTAACAGCTTCTCTTATTTGTTTATCACCTCTCATAAACATATCCATAGTCGCTTGGTATTTAACAGCGTCTTGTTTTTTAACAGGTGCGTTTAATAAGTTTTGAATAGTAATATAATTATCCATTACTTCTGGTCTATTTTTCATGTGATACATTAATAAATCAAAAGATTTAGGTGCATTAAATTTTGTCCATTGTGGTCTTAATAATAATGCCATCATAAATTCAGCCATTAATTCAGATGGACTATCTCTGTATTCTGCATATTTTTTAGGTGCAGTTGCTCTATTCCACGGATGCCATTTCATAGACAATGCTTTTAATTCTGCTCTAATTTCTTGTACGCTTACTAAATTTCTTTTCTTTAATTCTGCTTCAAATAAGTTTTTAAAGATTGTATTAGCTTCATCAGAAAGTCTAGGATCAACTTTTTTACCATTAACTTTGTCTGCAATAGCTTTAATATGATGCGATAACATTCCCTTCATTGCATCTTTAACTACTTCTTTTTTAACTGAAGAACCTAATTTAGCAAATGCATCATAAAATTCTGGATCTATTTTATTTCTAACATTTGGATCTGTAAATATTTGTAATATTTTATCTGGTGTTATTTTAAGATCTGTTTCTATTTCTTTATTAGTTTCTTTTTCTTTTGATTTAGCTAATTCATTTGCTTGTTTTTTTATTGCCGCTATTTCTTTTCTATCTAATGGTTTATTACCTTCGTTTTTACCGTCTATCCATTTGTTTAAGAAACTTTTAAAATTAGCAATGTGTCCAAGAATATTACCTTTTTTCATTGATCTATCTGGAACAAAATCAATTAAGTGTCCTAATTCATGTGTAAGTGTTTTTAAAAAATCAGCAGGGTTGTCTTGTAAATTTCTTTGTACTTCTATTTCTGCTTGTCTTCTTAAAGGTATATTAGGATCTTGTTTTTTTAAATGTCTAAACACACCTAAATAACCAGTACGTCTGCTAGTTTCTTTAGGTAATTTACCTAATAAACTTTCTACTAAAGTAACAATATTAAAATAATCAAGACCTGTAGAACTTTCAAATAATTGTTTCCAGTTGTCTTTAGTACCCATTGATCTATTACTAGGATGCCAAGGTTCATCTGGAATACCTGCATTATCACTATCTCTTGTTCTTTTACTATAATGAAAATTACCTGTTCCTCTATAATCAGAATATTCATTCCAATAACTTTCTGCTTGTGAATATGATCTTTCACCTTTTTTAAGCGGTGTAACTTTTAACATAGCAACAATCTCATTTGTTACTGGATCTAAAAATACTAATGGTTTATCTTTAGATATACCTGCTACTTTAGCTTGTTTAATTGTTCCATTGTCATTAAACTTCATTAATTGTTCATATGCTTTTCTAGGTATTGAAATAAAATCATTTCCTATTTTAGCTACTAAACTATCTACATTAAAATCTAATCCTTTTTTACCTGCAAACACCATTGATATTCTTTTGTATTTATTTGTAACACCATCAAATGTTTTGTTAATTAAATCCATTGCTGTTTTATATTTACCAACAACTTCATAATTAGATTTTTCTTTTGTTATTTCTGGATAAAATTTTTTAACAGTAAGTATAATACCATTAGTTTCTACTGCACCGTCTTCAGATATAAATTTTTCTTTTACATTATTTGATGTTTCTTGTACTGCTTCTTTAGCTGTAGATTTATATGTAGTACCATCTTTGTTTTTAATAAAACGTGATGATCCATTTTGTAATTCTATTATATCTGGACTAAATTCATTTGCTTCTTGTTTAGATTTAAAACTAACTTCACCGTCTTTACTACCTGCGCTAATTTCATTAGCGTCTGCTTCTTTTTTAGTTATTTCTAAAGATCCGTCTTTTTCATTTATTTTAACTTGTATTTTATCAACTGGGTCTGTTTTACGTGCTTGGCTTTCTAATATTGTAATATTGTTACCTTCAATATCTTTAACAATTAAAAGTGTTTCATTACCAGAAACTTCTCTAGAAACAACAATACCTTGTCTTGTACCATCTACATTAATGTTTATTTTTTCACCTATTTTAAATTTAGGTTCTGGTAATATTTTTTGATTAGTTGTTTTTTCTAAACCGTTAATTACGTCTTTTTGTAATTCTGTATATACATCTGGTATCTCACCTTTTTTTAATTGATCTTTTACTTCTTTATTTACTTCTGCTAATTTTTGTACGTCTTTTGGATGTACTGCGTGTTTTTTATATAAATTAACAAGATTATTTACTTGTTTAATTGTTGCGTGAAAACCAAATATTAATACTGCTGTATGTGCAAAATCTTCCATAGTAGGTGTATGACCATTCACTCTTGCACCTAATTCTGTCATTGCATAAACTTCTACACCAAGCCTATTAGCTGTTGACCATTTTTTACTGTATTTTAATTGTGCTTTTGTTTGTGGGCCTATAAAATTATGTAAATATTTTTTTGTTCCAACTTCAGCAACTTTACCAACTGCGCCA